TATTTTTCATATTATAATATTTTAACAATTAAAAAATATTTTAAAACACCTATTTATAAAATATTTGTTGGTTTTATTGATAAAGATTCTGATCAATTAAAACCAACGCGTATATTTATGGTTTTGTTTAAAAATTATTTAATTATGTATTTTCATAATTTAAATATAACTAAAATCGAAGGTCGTCTTTATTTTTAATTTTTATCTTATTTAAATAAAATAAAAATTAATAAATATTTATTTTAATCTTCGAAAATCATTTTTATTTCTTCTAAAAAACATTTTAAATTTTTCTTTATAAACTTTATTTATTAATATTTCCAAATCATAATTTACTATAATTTGATTTTCTTCAATTAGTTCGTCATTAATTTTATTTTTTTTGAATTGTAATTATTTAAATAATTTATAATATCATTATCCGGTTCTTTATTTTTAATAGTTTGATTGTTATATTTGTATAAATCTTGATAATTTCCTTTCGAATAAAATATTAGTTTTCTATTTTTTCTCCATAACATGATTTAATTTTCCTGTAGATTTTAATTTTAAATTATTATATTTTTTAATTATATTTATAACTTTTTTTAAATAATTATTATAATTATTCGAAGTATCTTTTTCATTAATAAAATACAATAATTATATTATATTTTATTATTTTAATAAATTTTTTATCTAATCAAAGCCATAAGAATCCGAATCTGTTTGATCATATGAATCTTCAAATTTAAAAATATCAAATTCTTTATTAAATTCTGTTTTATCTCTTTCATCAATACCTAATATTTCATATTTCTTTTGTTTTTGATATTTTTTATTATTAAATTTTTTAATATCATCTTCAATATTTGTATATTTTTTATTATAAATTTCTTTAATAACTACATCAATTAAATCGGGATCATTTTTAAATGTTTCAATAGTTTCTGAAATATTATTATTAAAATCTATTAATATTTTTTCTTCTTTTTTACCTTCATCAATATGTTTATAAACAATTTTATTTTTAATTTCATAATCTTTAATTGATTGTAATAAATTTTCATACCATAATTCATAATTTTCTGAATCTAAATCGCATAATTTATCAATAGTTTCCATAATTACCTTATTTTTTTTTATATTTAATGAACGAAGATATCTTACAAAAATATCTAAATGATCTCTATTTTTTCTTAAAAACAAGACTTGATTCCATATTTTTTCAAATGTTGGATAATTTTTAGAAAACCATTCTTTATCACGTAAAATAGTATTATTTTTAGTATCTTCGATACGCCAATATATTACTTTATCAAATTTATAATTACGATATTTTAAAGGTTTTTCTTTACGTTCATAATCTTTATCTAACCAATATTTTTCTAATGTATTTTTAATCCATTGATCGCAATCGTCTGGTGTCATTTCTATTTCGGTTGGATATATAAAAATAGCTTTATCATATACTTCTTCATCATAAGTTGAAGTTTGATTTTTAATTCGTTCATATGAGTCATATGGTAATAATTGTAATAAACAACCCTTTTCTTGTTTTGTTTTATAAGATCTAAATGGTTCCTTACCATGTGTATCAAAAATAAAATCTTCACGATTATTATATTCACCAATTTTACATTGCCAAAAATCACATTCTTCCAAATCACAACATTCTAATTGTAATTGAACTTGAATCCAATAATAAGCTGGACATATTACATTTTTATTTGATAAATTTTTTAAATCTGTTAATGGTATATTATCTTGTCTCCATTCATTTCGAGACAATGGACATTTAATTTCTAACATTCGACCAACAAATTTACTTTTATGGGTTTTATCATATTTATATTGATTACATATTCCATCTGGACTTGCTCCTAAAAATGGAATCGATTGATGACCCATTAAACCAAACTCATCTACTCTTACATTCATTCTATAAGCATAAACCATTGTTGCGGGCTCTTCTAATTTTTTTCCATGATAACAAAAACGATTACTATTAAATGGAGCTCCTATAGTTTTTTTTAAAATAAATTTATATTGTGGTTCATATTTATTCATTCCTAATACTACACCACCATCACTCGCTGTAATTTTTCCCTCTCTCATTTCAAACCATTCTTTCGTTCTTTGTTCTGGTAATTTAATAGCTCGTAACATATCGAACTGTTTTGATCTTAATTCTAATTCTTTTGACCATTTATCATCTTGTTGTTCTTCATTAACGTTTTGTGTACCATATGGAGGAAATTTAATTTTTTTATTATATTCTTCTTTTTTAGGAAATTTATATTCTAATTCATAAGTAAATTCTGAATCTGTTGAATTATCAGAATCATAATCTTTTGTTTCTTTTTTAGAATTTTTATTTTTATTTTTTGTAAAAACATCTGTTATTATTTTTTTATTAATACGTTTCGAATTAATATAGTATTTTGTTTTATTATTATCAAAATATATATATTTTAAAATAATCTCTTGTAATAATTCTGTAGAATAATCTAAATTTTTTTCTGCTGATGAAATAATATTATTTAGTTCTTTTTTTTCAAAATATTTATTTTCATAAGATACTATAAAACTTTTAATACAACTAACAATATTCCTTGACATATTATATTTGTTTATTATATTTTAATATCTAATTATATATATTCTAATAATCAATTTTTAATAAAAAATTGATTAATATAATCCTTTATATTTTAGTGATTGTTTTAATATAAATTATAAAATGGGAAGACCGCGTAAAATTAAAATTGAGTCTGATTCTGAATTAATAGTAAATATTAATAAAGATAAAGAGAAACCTAAAAAGGAACCAAAAGTAAAAAAAGAGAAACCTAAAAAGGAACCAAAAGTAAAAAAAGAGAAACCTAAAAAAGAGCCAAAACCAAAAGAAGAAAAAGTATCAAAACGTGTAGAAAAATTAAAAATAAAACATGCGGAAGAGATTTTACAATTAAAAAAAGACATTGTAAATAATATTATCGAGTTATTTCCAATGTTAAATAATAATAAGTTAGAAATTTATAAAAAAATTTTAGATCTTGAATTAGATGAAACTGAACAAAAAAAAGTAGATTTACAATTAGATGAAATTAAAATTAAAAATAAAACCTATTATATTGATTCAGTAAAAAGACTATGGGATAAAAAAAGTTATTTAATTGGTTATACTAAAAATATTAATACACAAGATGAAGAATATTATTTCTTTTCTAAAAAAGAAATAAAACACTATCGTGATATAGATCTAAATAAATTACATTTATCATAAATTTTATTTATTATTTTATTTATTATTATATATAATGGACACCGATGATTGTGCAGTAACAAAAAACTTTTCTGAAGGTACATGTTTTAGTTTAAATGACTTAATAGCTTTATCAGTTGCATATAGTAAAGAATTTCCAGATAATAAAATAAAATTATCGGCTAAATTAGATACATTAAATCCTCAAAAATATAAATTATATTTGGTAAAAGAATTAGAAAAACGTTTATCTACTATTTGTGATAATCAACAATGTTGGTTAAAACAAAAATTTATTAAACATATGGATAAAGCAAGACAATATGAATTAAAAAAACTTACTTTTAAACCCGATGGTCCTAAAGGTTATGATGAATGGTTATCTAATTTTGATATCGAAGCTACTATGAAACAATATGAAACGAAATATCCAGATTTTAAATTTTTAGGAGCAGTTCCTTTGGATTTTGATGAATTTACAGAATTTGGTACTAAACATTTAAATTTAAATGATTTATTTAAAAGTGGAATTAAAAAATATGGTTTAGTTGTTAATTTAGATAAGGCCCATCAAAGTGGATCTCATTGGGTTAGTGTTTATGCAGATTTATCAAAAGGACAAATATATTATTATGATTCATATGGTTCAAGACCAGAACAAGATACACGTAAATTTTTACGTAAATTACAAAAAATATGTGATAAACATAATATTCAAACAGAAGTTTCACATAATAAATTTAGACATCAATATGGTGATGGTGCTTGTGGTTTATATTCTATGGCATTTATATTAAATTTATTAAAAGGAACACCATTTGATGAATATGTTAAACAAAATATTACAGATAAAGAAATGAATGATTGTAGAGAAGTTTATTTTTTATAAAAAAATTTGATTTTTTAATTAAGTATTTAAAAAAATAATAATAAAAATAATTAATTAAAAGATGTATAAAAATATTGTTACAAAAGCTTTACAAAAAAATATTAATATTATTAATAATGAACTTATTTATTTAAAAGATACTAATAAAAATTATCAATACTATAAAGAAATTGATTATTTAAATATTGTCAAACAATCACATTTAAAAGTATTATATGATATTTTTCCAAGTTATTATTATACAATTCAATAAAATAAATTATTATATAATTCAATAAATTATATAAATTAATATTAAATGTCAAAAGAATTTGAATTATTAAAATTAGAAAAATTAAATCGTATTACAAATGCTAAAAATACAGAAGAAATTCAAGAAATTATTGAAGATTATAACGCTAAAATTGCACGTTTTAATTATAATGAAAATATTGATAGCGATTATAAAATATTTAAATTAACTAATCAAAATGTTCAAACTATTAAAAATTTATATAGAGATTTATATAAATTATATCAACAATTATAAATAAAATTATTAATTTTAAAATTAATAATTTTATATTAAATTATAAAGTCGCAATATTAAAATTTAATTCATGTGATTCATCTTTAAAATCATATAGATATTCATCACTTAATGTTTTCTTTGTTTTAAATTTTATATGTAAATCTTTTAATTCATCTATTGGAATTTCGAGCATTTCATTATTTTGATAATCTATTGAAAAATTTATTAAATCTAATATTGCAAATGGTTTATTTTCTACTACATTTTCAACATACATATAAATTTTATTCATTAAATCAATATTAAATTTTTTATCAGCACGATATAATTTTTTATTAAAATAAGATAATTTTGTAAAGCCTAATACTTCAAATAATGCACGATCATTTACAATTATATCAAATTCATTATCGGATTTTATTATTACACGTTCATTTACTAAATTTATTTGTAATTTATCTTCACACATATTAAAAGCATTTTGTAATTCATTTATTAAATCATTAATGTCTTTTTCTGGTGCTAAAATTATAGTTCGTTTTTCATTCTCACCTACATATGTAAATTCATATTTATTTTCAGGTAATTTATAAGATTC